AATGATTTGGTTGTCTTTATTCTCTAGTTTGTTTTCATCTTTTTCTTGTAATCGAACGCCAAGCTCTTGGGCTTTTTTCTCGGCGGCCAATCTTTTGACATTCTCAACAGGGTCCGAGCTAACAGCAGCAAAACCAGCGACAACCGTTTCAAAAATATCTCGCGGTATACTAGCAAATTCGTCACTAATAATATCATTAGCACGCTGACCACGAATTTTTTGTCCGTCACCCAAAGGTAAACAGGTAACACGGGAATCATTAATACGCATAACACAACGGTCAACGTCACGGCGCGGCCCACTGTTCCCATCGCATATATCCCTTAATATTGGTGAATTATTCCAGATTGTTTCCATGTACTCAAACAAGACTTTAGATTGTCTAAATGCAGCTCCGACTACTACAACTTTACGCTTGGGAATCAACAAAGCTCTCAACATTGAGTATAGCGAAAGCATGAATGATTTACCAAATCCACGACTAGCTATAAGCATTGGAAATTTTCTATTCCACAACTCGTGTAAAATAAGTGCTTGAGATGGTAAAATTTGTATATTAAATATTTGTTTGACTAGGAAAGAGAAGTATTCTGGCCTAGTCATCAACCAAGAAAGTTTTAAGTGGAAATCATCGTCTGAAGTCTTTAATATGTCTGTTGGATTAAATATTTGTTTTTCGTCAATATCTATTTTAAGCCAAGCTTCATCAATCTGTTTTAGTTTTTTATTCATTTAATGATTCCATCTGTAAATCCATAATTAACCGCCTCTTCCGGTGTCATATACCAATCACCTAGAGAAAGCTTTCTTTTGATATAAGTTTTAGTTTTTGATAGTGAGTATTCTCTTTCCTTGAAAAATTGACCTTTTATGCATTTTTCTGCATACAAATTAACCATTGTCTCACCAAGATGTTTTTCAAAAGATGCTAAATTTTGAGAAGACAGATAATACCCACTTATTTCGCTATTACCCCAATGCACCATGAATAATGAATTAGGTGTTAGGTATCTTCTTGTAGCTGCTTGCATTATTACAGTACCCATAGAGCATATTTGAGAATATCCTATGATCGTTGTTTTGCATTTACAGTTCTTTATAGCGTCATAAATACCCATTCCAGAATACCAACACCCACCAACCGTCTGGAGATGAATTGTAATAGGTTCTCTGTTTTGGTTTTTTAAAAAGTTAATATTTTTAACAAAGTTTTGGACCATACGATGATCTACACCGGCAGTTTCGCCGGAATCATCATATTCGTTTATATAAATCTCCCTATTTTTAACGTCAATTCCGTATGCATGAATTTCTCCAATGCTATCTCTGTTTGTTGTCATGATTTACGACCTATAGTGTATTTTTCGTTAATTCTTTTTAATAAACTACTGGTTAGGTGAAATGCGCCTGTTTCCGAACCGGCAAAAATCACATGAACATTGTTAAATACGGCAAATTCCATCAAGCATCTTAACATGTACTTACCGGTAATTTTTACTTTACCGACAAGCTCTTTTGGTATTTTAGCCCCCTCTGGGAATTTCAATAAGTCATCCATAGAAAATTCACATATGATAAACTTGTGTTCATAGTCTCTCATTCTTTCTATTTCCTCATAGAAAGCGTATTTCTTTTTACCGAGATTAATTGCTATTTCTGATACACTGGCTTTTCTTTCAATGCACACCTTGTCTTCCATTCCTAAAATAGAATAATCTCCAGTATCTAGTTTTCTCTGAACAGTGCCATTACATGTATTAAACTTCTTGAAAAAGTACCCATGTTGTTCTCTGGTATCTCTAACGACCGTATAGCTAGGAGCCTGTTTGTATTTACCCATTTTTCTTTCTAATTATCTCTCTAAAAAGTTCTTTGTAGTAAGTTTCATGACCTGTCACTTTGCGGTGACAATTCCTGCATAGGCTTATACCATTATCAACATCAAATCTTAAAGTAGAGGCAGAAGACCATTTCTCAATGTGGTGTGCCTGAACGCTACCTTTCTTTTTACATCCCGGCATCTGACAAGTGAAATTATCTCTTTTGTATACTTTTATCCTCCAAGCCTTGTAAACCGGATCGTCATAGTTCCTCTTCATTTGGACACTCTATTTTTATTACCCTTATATCGTGCATTATTTCTTTTACGAAGTTTATAGACTCTATTGAATGATCTTTTTTAAGTAATATTTTAGCTAAATCGTGAGTAGCCTGATAGCAAGCGCCATCTGGGTCGTCTGCTTCAACGAATACAACAGGTTGAGCTGAATTATACTGATCTAGCTCATACTGTTTAAGCCTAGCTATGACTAACGTCATACAAACATAAACTTTGTAAATTTTCATTGTATATCATGTTGTACCATCATTTTAACCAAGTCCTTGAATGAATGTTTTGGTGTCCATCCTAGTTTGTTATTAGCTTTACTGCAATCTCCTCGTAGGTAGTCAACTTCTGCTGGTCTATAAAACTCTGGGTCTTGAACTACATAGTCAGACCAATCGTCAATACCAACCTCTTTAAATGCAACATCTAAAAATTCTCTAATAGTATGTGTACGTCCTGTGCATATTACATAATCATCGGGACAGTCTTGCTGTAGCATCATCCACATCGCTTCACAATAGTCTCCAGCGTATCCCCAATCTCTAAATGCTTCCAAGTTACCCAGACGTAGCTTTGGGAACTTATGCTCGTTAATGATAATATTATCAGAGTCGAAATTGTATTCATTTTGTTGAGTTGGGTTCGATGCTCTATTTGACCACCTGATATAATCGCCTATCCATTTTGTAATCTTTCTTGTTACAAATTTTTCTCCCCTTCTCGGTCCCTCGTGATTAAATAGAATACCGGCACTTGCATGTAGACCATAACCCTCTCTATATAATCTAGTCATGTAGTGAGCGGCACATTTAGCAATAGCATATGGGCTTTGAGGTAGGAATTTAGTGTCTTCGTTCTGGTATTTGCTTTCAGATGTCATACCAACCTCTACGTCATAGTTGCTACCAAACATCTCACTACTACTTGCTTGATAAAATCTTGTATTTACCATCTTTAGATCTACAAGACCTTGTAAAATATTGAGACATCCTTTACCTGTTATGTCCCAAGTTAATCCCGGCTGATTAAAAGATACAGCAACGTGTGATTGGGCGGCCAAATTATAGACTTCATCTACATGCCCGTGGTAGGACAAAACGTTGATTACACTTGATGCGTCTGTGATGTCGCCTTCTAAAAGTTTAAAATTTTTGTGTGTAAGTATATGCGAAATACGTTGCGTGTTGTCTGTGCTGCATCTTCTCGATACTCCATAGACCTTATATTCCTTTTCTAATAAAATGTCAGCTAGATGACTACCGTCTTGTCCTGTGACACCAAAGATTACTGCTACTTTCATTTTAGTCCTTAATTGTATCCGAGTTTAAAAAAGGTTGGTCAACCTGTCCATCTGTATATTTATGATAGCCAGAAAGTCTTTCTTGTTCCTTATTCATGGCTAATCTCATCTTTTCCATCTCTATGCCATATTTTTTTGTTATATCTGGGTTACTCATTAAGTAGGCAATCCAGCCGGTCAAGCTCTGTTTACTATCTTCTAGTCTTTTAACACGTTGCTCTCTGGTTGCCTTCATCTCTTTGAGCATTGAGTTTTTCTTTGTTTGCAGCTCACGATAGTCTTTATTCAAAGATTCCTGTGAAGCCTTCAGAGAGGCCGCCTGACGCTCCATGTTGAATACTGCATCCATATTGATCTGATCTGGGTCTCTAGACCTCTCCTCGGCTATTAGAGCCTCTAAAACCGATATCTGCTGAATGTTATCCTTGTTCTGCTTTAGGGAGCGGTTCATCAGGAGTTCTAATTTTATAAGATCAATAACTTGTAATTCTTCCGTAGGTATAACATCATCGCGAAATTGGGAGATAATTCTAGCCCAGTGATATCTGAATAATTTTAATTCATCCTCCGTAAACTGTTGCTTTAATTCGGCCCAATATGGTCTGTTTTCGAGGTCAAATGCTGCGATTTCCTCCGCAGACGCGCCCTTTCCATGCTTTTTCTTGATAAAGTTCTCAACACTCTCTGGATCTCTATTTAAATGTTTAGCAATCTGTTCAGGAGAGTCCGTAAGTAATTTATCTTCTATATATTGTATTTCGTCTTTAGAGAATCTACCCTTCTTCATATTCCACACCCATTATGTTATCTTTTATATAATCTATGATTTCCTCTTTCCTTTGCTTTGTAATATACACACCATTTATAATTTTAAGGTAATCCATCCTCATTGAAGACGGTAAATGTATATCAATCAACGTTGAATAATTGCGAACGTCTATGGTTTCATATAACTTGTCTATATCGTCCTCTTGTCCAATCAGGCTCTCTTCATAGTCCAGTTGCGCTGGCTGAATAAGCTTGACTCTCTGTTGGTCCGTGTTTGAAACAAAGTAGTTATCTCTAACAAAGTTTTTAAGACGATTGGATAGATTAACACTTAAAAAGTTCTCAAGTGGTCGTTTTTCATCATAACGGTCCATTGCTTCAATGCAAATTATGTAAGACTCCTGTCTGATGTCATCAACAGTATATCCATAGAAGGTATATTTAGCAGCAGTTTTGCTAATTACCTTTTCCATGACATCAAGAACTTGGGATTCTGTCATATGGTTAGGTATTTTCATTTTTCACCCCACATTAACGAGCGCCATCGAGTCCCATCGTATCCTTCAAAGCAATCGTCTTCAGTATTGTATCTGATGCTTCCCTTGACGGCGACTTTTTCTTCATTTATTAAATATTCAGTAAGTATAGACCATAGCTCATATTTATCTATGGATTGAAGACGATCTTCTAATTTACCGAGTAAAGTCTTGTCTTGTAACCGCACTGGGGTTGGTTTATAAGGATCTGTAGAGCAGATCACACTATCTTCAGATGATAGCAAGTCTTTATAGTTTTCAGGTGCAGATTCGTAGAAAACGTATTTGTATTCAGATTCGAGAGAGGTTGGCTTTTTATTACCGCATCTTCTCTTTATGCCATCGACAGTGTAGCTAAATAGAGTGTGTCTCTTGAATATTATATTTTCGCCGTCTTGAATAAATTCACCAAGTCCGGTTTCTTCATAATCAAACTTGAATTCGTCGCGAGTTCGTAATAATTTATAAAACACGAGAGTCTCGGTCTCAATATGAGATTCAGACTCAATTTGCCGTGTAATTTTGTAGTCATCTAGGGAAACGCGCAGATCCCTCTGGTTATCCAGTAGGATCAGTCCTATCGCCGTCCCCGTCTTTCTGTTTCTCGTCATCTAGTAAATCCTTTAAAGATTTGTCTTCTTTATGTAAGTCCTTTAACACGGCGGATTTTAATCCAGCCGTCGCCCTTGTAGTCATTTCGCTCTTTATTTTCTTCATTAAGGTTCTCCTTTCTACATTATTATACACTCTAAAACGTAATTTTGTAAAGTTTTAAATATTAAATTACCTAAAATGGCCGTTATGGTCTATAATAGTACAGAGAAAGAATCCATTTTAGTGGATACTCGGAATTAATGGTTTTTTATAACGCAGTCACGTAAAAAATTTGTCCTGTCCGTGGCGCTTGGACGCGAAAGCAGATAAAAAATTTATTAAGGATTGTTAGGAGTTGGGCGTAAGTATTACCCGTACTTACTACATTTGGCAGATGAACGGTCTTGGTAACAAGAAGTTAGCAAAAGAAATCTTTGTAACTGTGAGTTGACACCTCTCACCCACACCTTCAAGCAAGCATCTGGTTGGTGGCTCTCTAATGAGTATCTAATACCCTCGGCAGGACTTGCTTGGTAGGGTAAAAGGTGGGGGTATGGATAGACATAATGTGAGTGTGAGGAATATAAATTGATAAAATCGCCGTGTACTGGTAATTGTAGGTTGAACGAGGGCAAAATTTGCACCGGATGTTTCAGGAATATAGATGAAATTCGTAATTGGAGGAACTATAATGAGCAAGAAAGAGCAAGAATCAACCAAGAAATACACATACGGGCCGCCAGTATGCAAGCAATGCGGGACGAAGGTGTTTCTGATGATGAGCAAAACTAAATTCAAATGTGTCTTGTGTCGCGCTGTGAAAACGGAGAAGAAATAATGGAAAATATTGACAGCATTATAAAATCACTAATAACTAAAAGAGTTATAGAGTTAATTAGCAACGAAGATGTTGAATTTACTTTAACAGATCCTACAATATCAGCCAAAATAAACAAAGAATGTAAA